TACTGTAAAGTTAAAGCTTAATGTTGCCATATCTAAAGCTGTATCTTCTTTGACACCAACTTGTCCATATATGACTATAACATTCTTCCAAGTGCCTGTCTTAAGTTTGACACCTTGAAACGCGCTTGTTTCATTCTCTACAATTGAGTAGTCATTTTGATTTATGTTATACATTACTCTTCCGTATCAATATCAAGGTCAATATCAACCATTGGTCTATGTCCAATAGAGTAATATGTTTTGACAAATTCTTTAAAGTCTGTATTGTCAAAGATTGGGTCCCAGAACTTTTTCTTAAGAGTATCTTTTTCTCTTACTTTAGGTTCTAGTATTTCTCCTGTCTTCATATCAACTGGAGCGTACCAACCAACGTTTGGTTTAACTACATATCCACCAGCCATTGCAACATCGAGTAATCCTGAGTATTGAGCAATACCACCTTCCCATGTTACTGAGATTGGTACTTTAGATTTTTCTTTTACAAACCTTGATTTCTCTACATTGATTACAAAATGATACCCTTGTATTTCTGTACCTTTTTTCTCTTGACGTCTTCCAATAATCCATATATTGTCTGATGAGTAATAGATACCTGTACCACCTGAAACAACTGCTTTAGGAAACAATCCAATTTCTTGATAGGTATGATTAACAGCAAGTAAAGGAACATTCTTCATGGTTAGATAAGGAGTAATCATTCTGAATAGTCCCTTTAATGCTTTAGCTCTCGACATGTCAGCGACTGACTTTTCGTTGAGGGCATCTTCCAACTCTTTCTTAGAGGCTAAGTTTCCAATTGAATCAATAACAACAATTACTTTATCTCCTCTTTCGATATTCTCAAGTTGGCCTACCAAATCGAACTTAAGTTGTTCGACATTTTGGACTGGTGTATGCAATACTCTTTCAGTATCAATGCCAAATGATTCGAAATAAGATTGGGGTGAACCAAACTCTGAATCATAAAATAGCATTACTGCATCTTCATGTTGTTTAAGATAGGCTGCACCCATCAATAAAGCAAATGAAGTTTTAAAATGTTTTGAAGGGCCAGCAAGAACTGTAAGTCCTGAAGTTAATCCTCCATCGATATCACCTGATAGCGCAACGTTAACCATTGGAACATTAGTGACAGTTATATCTTTTTCAGCAAATAATACTGAATCAGATAGAATAGATGTATCTTTAATTTTACTATTCTTTTTTAATTTATCCATTATAGACATATTATCTTCTCCTGGCCTTTGATGGCCTATTAAATGCATCTAGCATTCTTTGTTGTTTACGACTTCTTGAAACAGCTTCAGCCATTTTTCTTTTTCTTTTGGCTGCAGGTTTTTCATAAAACTCTCTTTTGCGTACCTCTTGTACGATACCTGCGTTATCACAGGCTTTTTTGAATCTTCTAAGACCAACATCAAAAGGCATTTCTTTTGCTGGTCTTTTGTCTCTAGGATTACGATTCTTCCTAGGTGTTAAATCTATACTTGGCATAGTTCTCCTTTATTAAATTCTATAGTACTATTATACCATAAAATCAGTGAGTTGTAAACTGTTTTTTTCAAAATTATAGGTTCTTTTTTTATTATCCTGAACTAAGAACTTTGTGTCTACCATCTCAAGCTGATTGTTTAAATATTTTTGAACCATTCGAGCAGGATGCTCAGCTGTAGTCACTGGTACATTTTGACATATGTGGTTCAACGACCTTTTAGGATTTAACAGTATAAAGTTAAATGGTAACTTCATAAGCGATAAAGCTTCTCTTACTGTTAAATATCGGTCTTCGTCTGGATGTGTTAAGCATGTTGGCATATGACCTACAAAGGCTCCTATTTTATCTTTAGGAATCTCAGTAGTTTTTCTCATTATGTTACCACCTGACTTGAGCTTATGGTATTGTCTATCACATTTTTTTGCGACATTATCATATCCATGTTCTCTCATCCATTTTGCAACTTCTTTATAAGTTGTTCTTTCTTCTATATAATCCATAGGATTAGTAGTTTTTTCAATTTTATCTTGAAACTCTTTATGTGTGATTCCACCTTCTAATACTTCTAGTACGTATTTATAGTATGGATTCTCTGATGGGATAGCGTCATTGCAAAGTATCTGACTCATTGGGTCATTATCACATCTTTTGACTGCTCTTATATCATCAGCAATTGTTGTAGGTTGTTCATATATGTACTCAAAGAGTGGGACTTCGTCTCCTTTCCAAAAGAAGTAAAATGTGCGATCTCTTACTTGACTTAATCCATGTAATATAGATTTTGTTTTAAAGATACTCATTGTATAACCATTCTTCTCTGCTATCTTTCGTAATCTCTTTACTACAGGTTCTCCCATCTTACTTGCAAGCCTTGGAGCATTCTCTCCCCAAAAGACTTTCGGTTGTACTTCACCAAGTACATATTCAGCTGATTTATACATCCATTCGTTCATTGGATTAGTGCTTGAAGCAGAGGGACTAAGGGAACTAAGCCCCGCACATGGGCACACTGTATTAATCACATCAACTTTTTCTGTGTAACTCGCTCCCTCTGAGAGGTTCAAATATGGGACCTCATGTTTGTAATAATTGTTTAAGTGAGATTCATTATCTTGAAAGCCGTCAAAAGTAAGAAAATACTTTGGCTTCTCTTTAAAGACATTCTCCATTGCTATTGTTTCTCCACCTATAAGTGGTACTATACTCGCATAACTCATGCAAAAAACTCCTCTAATCCTGCTGCTTCTATTCCATTCCAATATGGATAGAACTCTCTAGATAAATGTATTGATTGTGGTTTCTCCATGTATTTAAAATCGAGCTTACCTTCTTTATTAAAGAGATGACCGGTCCATCTTTTGATGCCGTATTCTTTCTCTATATAATCGTTAAATTTATTTCTTGCATCATTTCTTTCTGACCAAGAACCGTAAAATGGTTGTCCTTTATAATATCCTGATTGTGGTATTCTTCTACTGACATCTTCTATTGGAAGCAACTCATATATCTTTGCATTATATTTATTTGCTTCTTCAATATACCTATCAGCTAAATCTTCTATCTTTTGTCCTAATCTGATTACGTGATGTCTTATATCTATATTACCAAAGTAACATTCTATCTCTTCGTAATCAAATGGAATATATTTATCAAATCCATCATTTATAGCTCCATTTAAAGTTTTGAATGGAACACTGTTTACTGTCCAACCTGGTCGATACATGCAAATGGAATGACTATCACCAATAACTATTTTATTAGTTGGATTAGGATAGTCAATTCTTTCGGCTTCATTGTACATGCGTTCTAGATTTTTAAGGTCTACCTCATGCCATTCCGGTTGAACCTCTTTCTTAGCTGATTCCAGTTTTGATTTAACCATTTCGTGATACGGCGGGAAGTCGATTCCAATTGAAAAGACTCTGCCTTTGAACTTAGAAAAGTTGACAGTGTTCTTAACATAAGGAAAACCATATACGCCACCAAACATATTAATTCCACCAGACCAATCAGTGCCGTGATAGACCCAAAGGTTATCATAATCATTGTGGTCTTGAATTTCTCCACCATAGTTGACATCGCAGTTTCCATATTTCTCCTTTATCATATCGCCATACATTACTCCTGCAGCTCCTCTATGAGAGCCTGGCCTTTTGGCTATAGGAATAAATGGACAATTAATTATATTTTTCATTAGATATATTATACCATACTTTGGCACAAATGTAAACGTTTTTATTCAAAGAATTCAGTAAGATTATTCGTCTTCTGTACTCGTGCTACACGTCTACGCGCGCATGCTCGTTCATCTTCTCTTATCTGTAGGTATACACCAAACTGACATGACAACACTTCAGTTCCGTAGTATTTAAGAGAATCTTGTTCGTATTGAAACAATTTTGTACCGTCCTTCTTATTTATATTAAAAGCTTTAGGATGAAATACGACATTCTTTGTTAATCCTATTTCATCTGAATTTTCTCTCATGTAGTATATTGCTTCATCATATAATTTCTTTGGAGCATCTGGCCACATAAGTTGTATTGTATATACTGCTCCTGGTCCAGGTGAAACAAATCTTTGGTCATGATGATACTTCATTTGTGGTAATACAGATGATGAAGCAGCTCCGTGAAATCCATAGTAATGTCCAATGCCAGGTTGTTCTCTTAAGAGAGTATATATTTCTGACATATGATTACATTGTTGCATTCTTTCTAAGAATCCAGTATCTCTAAACGAAGATACCCATTCACAAACATCAACTGCATGAAACTTTCTATCTTTGTCATTGTATTTTTGACGACAAAAGTTTCTAGCCGATGTTTGAATAGATGTATGCAACTCTGTTGTTCCCCAAATTGGTTGCTTGTTTTGAATAGCTTTATCTAAATTATTACGAACAAATTGAATATACTCTTGGTCATTATCAGCTATCTTATCGAAATCAACAAAGACATTGTCTTCTCCTGAAGCAAGAAAATGAACTCCTCTTCCTCCATAGAAATGAGATATAAAAGTATTGCCAACAATATTCATTATTGACGTATCTAAACTTGCAATCTCTTGACCTATGAATCTCATACGGTCATCTAATGTAATTGTTGGATGAAAATACTCTACGTCTTCTCCAAGTCCAAAATCGTTTTTGCCATGACGATTTACTGATTCGTATTGTTCATCGCTATAACCAAGTTGAATTGCTGACCTTTGGTTTACTTTATATAGAAACCAATTGAACTCTTTCATGAGTTCTTTATCGTAATTCGACCAGTCGTAATTATATTTAGTACTTGACACGTTCCTCGTTATCTCTTTTTAAATGTACAATAGAAATATTAGGACATCTTTTTTTGATTTCTTTAATTTGAATTGGGTCATCTTCAAAATGCATTTCTATTTCTACTCCCAAGTCTTTTAACATATTAATCATTTGACCTTTAAAGATGCCTGATGCTTTTCTTCCATACAATGGATTATCTTTTATTCCATGCGTGACATTAGGATTAGGCAATTTTCTTTTTAAAGGATTCATATAAAGAGTATTGTATATACCTCTTGACTCTAGCATTTTTACAGTAGCTTCTCTATCAGTGAAAGGCCGCCCAGTAATGATGATGTCATCTTTACCGGGTCTTACGCCTGTGGTGCCTTCACCAAAATAGATTACTCCGTCGATATCAAACGAATTAATTTTCATAATCGTTCTTCGCATCTTGGAAGGTGTGAGGCAGATTTTTTGCCTTCGGTCTATTTTCTTTGAGCTGAGGAGTAGTTATATCGGTCAATACTCTCCTAGCTAAAGCATCACATTCAAATTTGGCATCTTGAGTTTTGAGCTGTAATGGAGGAGTCTTTTGAGTCCATGCTGATGGTCCTCTTAAATATCCTACAATGCCCATCTCTGAAGCTACCTTACAAAATCTAATTGCTGAAACAACAACTCCACCAGAGTTTGGAGAGTCCTGAACTGAAAGTCTAGCTGACATTTCATATCTTGCGCCTGCAAATCCATAAGCAACCATATCAAAGTTTGCTATTTTATTATCAGACGAGATATAATCTCCACCTGGTTTTTGTTGAACAGTAAGAGATGGTCCAGCAAATAATGTCATACCTGCAGTTGATTCTCCTCTTACACTGTTCTGTCCTTTTAAAACATTTTCTTTTGATACATGTTTGTTATGTAATCTATATTGTTTTGCCATATTAAGAAAATCAGTATTTGCTGTTCTTCCTGTTCTTATATGCTCTTGTCCTTGTGTAGAACCAGCAGCCATATTCATTTGAATATGTTGTGTTACCATTAGACCTGAATCTAACATAGCACCTTGTAGAACTTCTGACATTCTTGAAGCTCCCCAGGCTGACCTCATATCTGAACCAACAATTGTTAGTCCTGCATCTATGAATCTTTGTTCAGTTACCATAGCATCTTCTGTTGAGATTAATGTTGGTATACAATTTACGAAATGTATCCCTGCTTCTAAAGCAACATCAATCCAGTATTTAGAAGCTTCTTCTGAACCTACTGGCAAATAGTTAATTAATACATCTACATCATGATACTGTAATAATTCAACAGACCTTTCAAAAGATTCTGCTGGTACAGCTCCATTTACAAACGTAACTTCATCTGGATAATCGTGCATGTGTGGAGCTATTCCGTCCATTTCTGGAGCTGAATAGACCATTGCATCTTTATCTACGCATGAACTATTTGATGTAGTAGTAATTTTATCGACATGGTCCATAGCGCAATTAGGCTGAGCTCTTAAAGCTCTTGCTAGTTTCTTATTTACTTTCCTTTTATCGATATCAAATCCTATAACAAACTCGATGTCATGTACTGAATATCCTCCGATATCTTCGTACATTAGACCTATTTTGTCTTCAGGATTTTCATTATAATATTGCACTCCTTCTACTAAAGATTTTGCGCAACTTCCAACGCCGATGATTCCGGCTTTTATTTTTGACATATTATTCTCCTTATATCAGTTTATTTGAGTGAGAAATTTGACTGGCGTACCAGAGTAGCTCACTATATACTATTAGTTATAACACTTATCAGACCACTTCCGAGGATAATGACTGCTGCTGTGTTTAAAATTATCAATGCTCTATCTTTCCAGATAAGAGCTACTATTAACCAACCGAATGTTCCAACTAAGGAAAACGTTTGGTCATAGAGAGCAAGTTCAGGATTAGACCTGCTTGCCATAGCAATTAAAAGAATAGCTGATGCTACCCATTTAATATACCAATCAATTGTATACTTAGGAGTTGCACTCTTAAATATACGCTTTGAATTTTGTAGTTCTTTTTCGTCAAACTTCTGTGAATTCATATTCTACTCCTGCCTCTTTAAATATTTCATCTGTTTTGCCTATTGCAGTTTTCCATCTATCTGGAGTAGCTTGAGAGACTGCAACAACTCTTAATACTCCTGCTTGTATTATTCCTAATGAACAATCTCCACATACTGGTAAACCATAAATGTATAATGTAGAATCTTTTAATGATATACCATTTTCTGCTGCATTATATATACAGTTCATTTCAGCATGTACAACATATTGATACTTAATTTCTCTCTTATTGTATCTTTCTTCAGTATCTTCTATACCTTTAGGAAACCCATTATATCCTGTAGACAATATTTTTCTATTTCTTACAGCGATAGCTCCAATTTTTCTACTTGGGTCTTTACTCCAGGTTGATACAGATTTAGCTATATCAAGAAATCTTTTATCCCACTTACTTAACAAGATCGAAATGCCTCTCATAAACATGAAGGTTTTGTACTTGCCAATACATATGACCAAGTTCGATATGAACACCACTGAAATATAAATCTTTTTGTAGTTTTTCTTGTACATATCTTTGCCAAGCATAATCATTTCTATATCCAAACATTACATCATTGCTTCTCATTTGAACTGCAGCGTGTAAGTATCCGTCACGAATATAATAAGTCACTGCATTAGTACAGATAAAATCATTCTTACCATTTTCTTTATATTCACGCCATATACTTGGTCTTTGATATATCATTGATGCTCTACGAGAATCTGGATTAACCTCGCTTAACTCTTTAAGAACTTGATTGTATTGTTTATGGTATGTTTTACTGAATATAAGATGACCATAATTAGAATTGATTTCACCATGAACATTAGCAGTATACTGCCAAGCTTGAGGTGGTTCTTTATCTCCTTCAGGATAGATATCTGTTATATTAGTAGAACATGATTCATACCAATCTAGTTCGGCTTGAATATAATCTTGATTTGGCGTACCAAATATTGCTGGTTTATCAGCAACAAAAGAAGCACCAATAACTTCTATAGTATCTACACCAGTTTTGTCTTTAACAAAGTTACCAGCTTTAAGATGTTTCTTAAATACTTCTGCAATATCTGCTGTACTATTCACTTGATACATTTTTTACCTTGTTGTTAAACATATCTCTTTGTGGGTCTTGGCCTTCCATTTTACCACGAGCATAAGCAACTGCAAAAGAACAATAGTTAATCATGTCTTTGTAAGTATCTTCAATGCTTTCGAAGTTTGGGTCATCAGCCGATTCAAGCAATGAAGTTGCTCTCATCATTTTACCAAGAATAATATCATGAATCGTATCAATGCCACGTCTATAATGCATTGCTTGTACTACTGTTGATTCAGAACTTTGATAGTCTTGAGATTTTTTAGTTTGTAGTTCTGCGCATTCTTGCAGGACTCTTAAGCTTTCTTTCATAATGTCTCCATAATTTATTTAATATATCTATTATACCATACTTTGGCATAAATGTAAAGGTTTATTTTTTAAATATTTTACTACTTGTATGTTTACGTAGTTCATCGCCTTTGCCTGGAAAGGTTGTTATAAGTTTCATTTTACTAATTGGCCAACCTTCCATTTTTCTGCCATTCTTAGTTGTTATCATTGTAGTGTCTTCTCTATCAGTACATTCCCATAACATTGCGTCAGGAGAATTATCATACTCAACAAAGAAAAGACGGTCAACAGATTTACATTTCTTAGCTTGGTTTTTCCAAGCAGTGTTAACTGTAAAATAACCAAATGGATGTCGATTTTGCGTCTTAACTTCTGCAGTTTCTTTACCAATCATTCCATCCTTTTCACTATCATACTTATACGTACTTTGTGTACCATTGTAATACTCAAACACAAGCTTTTCGCCTATGTCACCCATCTTTTCTTTTTTAGTTACCATAATTATTCTTCTGATATAATTGCTTTTATATGTTCCGCATCAATAATAACAGCAGCCTTTCCATCGACATTTACTGGCATTGATTTTGACCAATCTAAAAATACTCTTTGACCTGACATTAATGGCCCAAGAGCTTCTGTACTTACAGCTAAAACTAGTCCTGGTTTACTTGCCTTGTCAATTGTATCGGTAAGTATAATACCGCCAGCTGATGTATTATCTTTTTGTACTTCACTGATAAGTACATTGTTTCCTATCATTTTCATGTTTCTCTCCTATTTGTAGAATATGTGATTATTAATATAGACTGTTTCATTTAGCGATTCAGCCCAATAAGGATAAACACTATCGTTATGATAATGTGTTGACCCCTCTGTAATATCCGGATAAGCTCCTTGTATTACATCTCTCGCAATATGTAGAGATTTTAACCATGTTGGACTATCTACTGGGTCGTCAGATTTTCCATCACAGTACCAACTAAATTGGCATTGATGCAGTATTGGCACCATATTACCTTTCCAATTTTGTTTTAATTTTGCTTGGTATATAACTCCACAAATTGAAGTTGGATAATTCATATGTTCTAATCTATTAAGTACTACATGAGCTACTGCAACTTTTCCAGCTAATGGCTGATTGCCAGCTTCAAAGTATATGTTTTGAGCCATACAATAAATATCATTGTTAGCATCACTTGCTTTTAATTGGCCTGGTAGTAACAATATAAACATTAACAACGCTCCAAATCCCATGCCATATAAAAACGCTTTAAACGGGTGCGTATTTTTATTCATTAATAATACCTTCTACCCAATTTTCTGCTGTATTCTCAGCATATCTTTCTGAATGATTGTGGACTTTTCTTGTTGCATGAAAATCAGTGCCTTCAATTAAATCAACTTCAAACCCTAGTTTTGTTTTATATACCTTTGCCATTCTATTACCTTTTTGATATTGATGGTATACTTCTCTTTCTGTCATATTAACTCCTATATGTTATTTTTAAACACGAATTCGATAGCTCGTGCAGCTTCTTTTTCTAAATCTCTTTTATTATACCAACCACCTGTATCAGTATCTAAATCTCTACAGATATATTCGATTTCTTTTGGTGTAATTGGATATCCTTTACTATGAGCATTGCCAGCTGTTGTTAACATGATTTGATACATTTTTGCATACCAGCCAGTTCCATTGATTACTTTATATTCATCAACTTGTTTCTTATTAACGAAAGGACAATCACGATATGATGTCCATGTATAATTTGTATTGTTTAATTCGTTTCTTTTTCTTTCAAGTAAAGCTTTTTGTATTGCTTCAGGAAATCGATCGAACATTGTTTGATTAGGTTTAACGTATGGATATTGTTCCATAAGTTTATGTGGGTCCATAGTATCTCCATCATGAGAGAATATGAAGTTAAAACTGTTTTTATATTTAGCAGGAACATAATACATTCTGCTTAGGTCTTTGGTTTGAGCATCGGCAATATCGCCAATCTCTTTATTTAAAGCATACCAAAAATGCTTAATGTCTTCTTTGTTAACGACATCAGTTAATGGAAAGACAAGTCTAAACTTTGGCGACTCAACTGTAGATGATGCTGTTGAATAACATACATAACGATACTTATCATACTTTGATTCAATATCTTTCATATCACCGCTATAATCATCAATATCAAGAATACCAAAGCCAGCCCAACCTACAACATTATCATTTGCACGAGTAGTACCAGTTTGATATATTGCAGGACTTAAAAGCGGAGCATCTTTCTTTGTAGGATATTTAGTCGACTCAGAAAGCTTATAGAGAATAGCCTCGAACTCGTCGAAACTATTGTAATCCATACGCTTATCTGTTTTGTTGTCGTATATACTATCGAATATTGTTAAACTTACCATGATTTCCTTCATGACTTGGACCTTCCCAACCTTCTGGTTTGATTAGGTCCGGCAATCCTAGTGGATTGGGTCTTTCAGGTTTTACTCCTACTGTTTTATTTAAGTTTGCTTTAAGTACTTCATCCCAAGCTTTGTATGGGTCAACGCCAAATGCGTCAAGAGTACCAATAGCAACTACACAAATATCGATAAGACCATCGACAATTTCTTCTGCATCGTCGTTAGTTAATGCTGCTTCAGTTTCCATAAGTTCTTCTCTTATGAATTTAATCCTGAATTCTAAATAGCTACGTAGCTTTTCTGCATCATCTTGATTATCGTGCATCCATTTCTTTACACCATACTTGTATTGCATGTCTTGAATATCTTTTACCCAATTCATTATACACCTACTATTTTACTTGATGCTACTTGTATTCCACTGTCCATCTCTCTTACCTGGTCAACGATTTGGTCAACTGGGTCAACGATGAATAGCACAAATTTGTTATCAATAGTAATACCATCTTTAGCTTTTGTATAAGCCATAAACGGCATGAATCCAATCTTACCTTCTCCAGCTGGAATAAGTGAATATCCATCTGTGATTGTAATTGAATCTTCATTCTCTACTACTTTACCGATAACTTCCTCTCCTGAGGATAGTCTTACTAATTTCATATTTTTCTCCATATTAGTCTATTATACCACATTTTTACGTAAATGTAAACGTTTTTATCCAAAAAAATCCTCAAGGTTTGCTACTTCTTTCGAAGACCAACCTACTGCTTCCAAGACTGGTTCAATAGGGTCAAGGAATGTTTTTTGAAATTGAGTCTCATGGTCTATGTATTTCCTTAAGCCAAACTCCTCTGGGAGGTAGGATGGAAAAGCAATAACATTTTCATGAATTGAATTTGGTTGGCGAAGATATAAGAACTTAATCTTCTCGCCGTTGTTAATGAGCTCGTATTTCTTTTTAAGTTGCATGTCTTCAATCAGTTTGTTATAGAGTATCGAGCCACGAACGTGAATGGGTGTACCTTTTTTATACAACGAATTTCTATCTTGAAACTTCTTAACTTGAGTTACTCCACGAGGAAATGCGATTTGGTCAGGGTCAAGAGTTTTAAAATAGTTTTTGAACTGTTCAATAGCTTCTTGTACTGTTCTTTCATCTTCTTTCATAATGACTTTGAATATATTTTTAAGAGCGTCACGACATGGTTCAGGTGTAGAAGACTTAATGGCTTCAATACCCATAATTTTAAGCTTTGGTTCTTTATATCTTACACCTTCGTTATCATGTACATTCATAATATATCTTTTCTTTGCAGTCCAAAGCGCACGGTCAGCGATTGCTTCACGTTTCATAACCATACGATTATCTACACCGCCAAGATATTTATACAGTTGGTCGTATGACTTTGCAAGCTCAGGTTCTAGTGCTTCACTGGCAATTTTGTCTAGGAAATCGATTTTGTTTTCAGGTTTAAACTTCTGTACAAAATCATCTAGGCATACATACAACGAGTCTGTGTCGATGGCAATAACATAGTCTTTCCATTTTGCAGGTTTAAGCACTCTGTTAAGATAGGTGTTAAGTGAAAATTCGGCCCATCGAATTGTAAGTTGTCCGGTAAGGGTAATGGCTTCAGCAATCCTCTGGTCAAAGAATCTGAAATAACGATTGCCAAGAGCGCCATAAAGACTATTGAGTAAAATCTTAATGGCCATTTGTCTGTTTTCTGCGATTGCAATGTCTCTTTCGATTTGATATAGTTTTTGTTTGTCATTTTTATCTACCTGTTCTTTTTGTTTTTGAGCGTTAATCATTTCTTTTTTAATCCCTACACGCTCTTTGTACATTTCATCGATGATGAATGGGATTATACCTGGCTTATCTACATTAAAGTATTGACCATTTGCCGCAAGAGCTTTACCTCTATTAGGAGACATTTTATGCGAAGTGATTGCATCATCGATATCGAACTGAGTAATCTCTCCATTTGCAATTGTTTCTGGCGACATATTGTATTGCATAATGATTGAAGGATAAAGAGAGTTTAAGTCAAACGAAACAACATTATCATGTATTCCTACTTGTGGGTCTTTAACAAAGCCACCTGGATAGTTTGATTTAGTTTTATCTTCAACAAATGGTATAGCAATATTGTTAGCGAATAATCTTCGATAGATAATCGTATCCCATATCATTGTAGTACCAAATGTATCGTTATAGTTAACTCCAGCTTTATAAGCCATCGTCATGCAAAGAGTAATCAATCCAAGTTTATCTTCGATTTTATCGACAAGCTCAACGTCTTTAATATTATAATCGATAAACTTTTGATGATTGTGTTTGTAAAGAGTATGGAGATTCGAATACTCATCGTAAGATAGTTTCTTTTCTCCAAGCACGACATGAGCAATGTTGTCGAGTTTGTATGATTCTTGTGGACCATACGAATAGCCAAACTTCTTAAATAGGTCAAGGTAATCAAGTTGAGATATACCTTTAAGTTCATAAGCAGTTTGAGTCCTTCCCATCTTAGTTACGTCTTGTCTATCAATCATTCCCCAAGGACTAAGTCTTTTGACATAAGCTTCTCCAAGCATACGATTGATTCTATTTACAAGATATGGAATATCAAAGAACCTTGAATTCCAACCAGTGACGACGTCAGGACAATATTGTTGAGATGACCAGTGAGTAATAAAGTTAATAAGTAAATCATCTTCACGGTCAAACTTACGATATACAACCATGTGGTCTTTCATATAAGATTTGTCAGTATCATAATCACCTAAGCCCCAGACATAGTAAGTATTACCAATATTGTTTTTCATACAAATTGCGGTAATCTTATGGTCAGCTTTTTCAGGCTCAGGGAATCCGTCGTCAGAAGCAACTTCAATATCGATTGTTGATACATTGATTTTGTTTCTATCGAATTCAATATTACCAGGATAGTAATCATTAATGAATGCTGGAACGTACTTTGTGTTTCCGTATATTTTCTTACCAGACACTCCTTTGTTTGCTTGTACATATTCGTTTGCAGTCCTCATAGACTCGAATCTTTTACCAGCATTTGCTACACCAACAGGATTTCCATCAAGCGATTTCCACTTGGTAGGAAGATTAGTAGATGTAAAAAGGATTGGTTCGTATTTGACTTTCTTTTCAATTCGTCTTCCATGGTCATATCCTCGTAAAAGAATCATATTGCCATATCGAGACACATTAGTATAGAATTTCATCATATGTATATTATACCATAGTTTAGTTTAAATGTAAAGGTTTATTTGCATTTATTTTCAATTAAAGATTGGGGAGCAATTTCTTACTCCCCGCATGATTTAGTCAATTTGGTCTTAAATACTGTTATATTGCATTACCATTAACATTGGCGCTAATCCTAAAATTAACCCCGTAATAATAACAGCAAAGATAGTAGTTTTTAAGGCCTCGGCAACGTCTTCATATTTGTCAATAAAATGAGTTATATGTTTCATGTTGTTCTCCAGTAAATGTGTTGTGTACATATCTACTGAGTTTCGCTGCTCGCCAGTATATCTCTATTCAACGAGATATTCTTTCTTCTTTGATGCCCCAGCAGACCCTAATTCGATCTTTCTAGGACGCTTCTCTTCCGGAAGTTCTACTCTAGCATACACTACAAGTATTCCATCTTTCAAATCAGCACCGTCTATTACAACAAATTCTGAGAGTCGAAATGATTTCTCGAATTTGCGGGACGATATACCTTTATACGCGTATTCACGCGATACCGATTCCACCTCTCCCTTGATTTTCAATATACCATCTTTAAGTTCCAAGGATATATCCTTTTCTTTAAATCCAGCAATTGCTAGCTCAATGAGAAATTTCTCATCGTCTATTTTCACAACGTTATGTGGTGGATAGTTATCAGTTCCGGACCTCGCACTTTGATGAATCCTTTCCAGGTCTTCAAATAAAGTATCGAATCCGACGAATAGTGAACGTGGTACGTTCAAAGTATTTCTTACCATTTTTAGTTCCTCCTATATATAGCAAGGTTTGTTAGAGCCGGTCCAATACCGCACTCTTTCAGATATATTTATACAAGCTTGATTGCTAGTTTAAATAAATTTTGTTTATAAGTAGTGTTTTACTACTTTGTTTAATCTACCTGATTTCATGAATTTATGAAATAGTTTCCAGGCTCTATTAATTCTTTTCTCCATTGTTGGAATTCCCTATGTTATACTTAGGGCATAGTTCCCATTGAGTTTTTTCCTTAAAAGGAATCACCTTTATCTGTCTCAATGGTGCTAATTCTTTAGCCATCTCCGGCTTCATAATCGTTACTAAACCCCAGTCGGCGAGTAATGTTGCGATTGTATTTCGTCTTTGTACATCGTTCTCTAATAAACTAGATGGCTTTCCATCTAGCAAAAATAGTTCTTTAAAGTGAACTATAAAATATCTACCTTGCTTATGTAAAATATGGCAAGATTGAAATAACTTCTGGTCTTTACGAGAAGCTACACCTATACGCGTTAGCGTTTCTCGTATCTTTAAAAAGTCATCTGGTTCTCTAAGAGAGACTTCAAGCATGCTGCCTGGAGTCCAATCTTTTATTTGTATTTGAGTGTTATCGTTTTCCACCTTTATATATCCTTTGTTTCAATTGTTCAATTTGTTCATCATTAATTAGAGATAACGCTGATTTAGCTTTTTCATCACTATACCCATAATTTTCTTTGATGAGTTCAAGATGGTCAATATCACTGGCCTTAATCCATTTAGACCATCTTTTCTTCTTTCTAATTATATTTATAAGAAAATCAAACTGAACGCGATGGTCTAGGTGATGATGGATATTCATTTCATTAGCATACAATATAGT